GCGACACGGAAGAAAGCGCCGAGTGTCCGACAAAAGGTGGCGGGTCTTCCCCGCGTAGTGCGTCCCGGTGTCCAACGCGACCCTGGGGACACGCACCGCGAAGAAGAGAACGCCGTAATGCAGAGGCTCAAAGAAAACCCCGAGAGCAAAGACGCTCAGGAAGCTGCGTGGCTGATGCGCGAGCAGAAGCGCTCGCGACAGCGGCGCGGCGGTGGGGCGGGCCGACGCACATGAGGACATTGAACGATGACGCAAACACCGACAGGGATCTACGATTCCTACGAGGCCGCAGGGCTGCGGGAGGATATCAGTGATCTGATCTTCAACATCAGCCCGACAGAGACCCCGTTTCTGAGTGCCATCGGCACAACGACAGCGGGGCAGCGGTACCACCAGTGGCAGAAGGACGTTCTGGCAACTCCCGCCGCGGATAATGCGAAGTGGGAAGGCGAGGACGCCACCTTCGCCGAAGCCACGCCGACAGAAGTCGTCGGGAACTACACGCAGATCTCGACCAAGGTCATCAACGTGACCGGGACGCTCGAAGTCACGGAGAAGTATGGCCGCGACTCGGAGATTGCGTATCTCGCAGCGAAGGCCGCTCGCGAGCTGAAGACGGATGTCGATACGTCGATGCTGTCGAACAACCCCAGTGCCGGTGCGACGAACGCAGCGGCGCGTCTCTCGGGGGGTATGGCGGCGTGGCTGGAGACCAATACGGTCTTCAACACGGCTGGCACACCCGGCGAAGATGGCGGCTTCGCTGCCGGCATCGTTGCGGCGCGAACGAACAACGCAGCTCTTCTGGCGTTGACCCAAGCCATGATCGATACGGTCATGCAGTCCGCGTGGGCGAATGGCGGGAAGCCGAGCATGCTGCTCTGCGGGCCGGTCCAGAAGACGGCCATCTCGACGTTTGACGGCGTGGGCGGTGCCGGAACTTCCGGCGTGACGCGTTCGGATCGCGCAGGTCGCACGATCTACGCGACAGCCGATCTCTACGTCAGCAACTTCGGCGAGCTGCGAGTCGTGCCGACCCGTCACATTCGTGTGACGTCAGCCACGGATCGGGAGCTGTTCCTGATCGACCCCGAGTACGCGAAAGCAGCGTACTTGCGGCCCTGGCAGCAATTTGACCTCGCCAAGACGGGCGACTCGATCAAGCGCGAGATGCTTGTCGAGTGGACCCTTGAGGTCTGCAACGAAGCGGCACATGGTGGAGTCTTCGACCTCACCGTGCAGGCGTAAGTAAGTGAACAAGGGCGGCGGTCAGGGACCGTTGCTGCGGACTGACCGCCGCCCGCTGGAGTGACAAATGGCTCAGACACCTTGGGAAGATGTCAGCGCAGAGGGATCGCCGATTCGAAGGCGTATGCGTTTGAATACCACTGGCAAGCACGCTGTGGAATTCCACGCCGAGCAAGACTGCTCGGAGATCTTGCAGGCCAATGTTGATCTCCAAAACGAAGATAACTTCTCGGGCTCGCTTTGGAACGGTCGAGGCTGGGTCAAGGTGGCGTCTATCCCGATGATCGTTTTGGAGAAGTGGGCGCAAGAAGACGACATCGACTTCATGCGCTGGAACGAAGAGGACAAGGCCAAGGTCATGCGACGCCTCAACGACAAGGACTACTCGAAGCTGAGAACAGCACCGGGGAAAATCTAATGCCGTTTTCGAACTTCACAGAGCTGCAGGATTCCATTCGAGCCTATCTGGTTCAATCCGATATCGAGGACAAGGTGCAGGACTTCATTAAGCTCACGGAGTCTCGCTTCAATCGCGAGGTGAGATGCCGCGAGATGGTCAACATCGATACGGGTAGCCTTTACGGAGCTCAAGCTTTCGATCTGCCGAGCGGTTTCATCGAGGCGGTCGAAGGGTGGCGCGTCACGCTTCCATTCCCCGGCGGGGTGACACAGTACGTGCCGCCTGCAAGATTCTTCACGCTAGGGTCGAGCAACGTCTCGGGCGTTCCTCGGATACACACAATGGTTGGCAATCAGGTTTATTTCGCTCCTGATCCGACCGATGCCGAGGAGGATCAATTCCCGTATGTGCTCGACTACTACGCGAGAATCCAGCCACTCACCACCACCAATAGCAGCAACTGGATGCTTGAGAAGTATCCCGACCTCTACCTCTACGGCTCGCTGCTTGAGGCCGAGCCATTCATTGTGAACGATGCACGCATGGCTACATGGGAGAAGCTCTACGAGCGAGGGCGCAACAGCCTCACCGCTGCGGATGCGCGCTCGCGGTACAGGCCGGGCGGCGTGATGCGCCCTGAGAGCAGGATGAACGACGGAAAGGCGTGGCGATACTGATGGTGATGATTGAACTACCCGAGTGGCTACCGGACAGGGCCGACGTCTCGACGCCGGGTGTCCCGATTGCTCGAAACCTCCTCCCGACAGCGGACGGGTATAAGAGCATCCGCGACTTGAGCGCAGTAGATGTCACCCCGCTGCCTGGTTTCTGCAACGGTGCGTTTCGAGGCGCCACGCAAGATGGCTCTCCGTTTCTCATGGCTGGAACGATTAGCTATCTCTACGACATCGTGGACAACGACTGGCGCGATATATCGAGGACTGCGGGCTACACAATGGGGCTCGAAGACCATTGGGAGTTCAATGTTTACGGGGATCGCAAGTTCGCGACCAACTACATCGAGCAAGTCCAAACGATGCAAACTCCCGACACTGAGATGGAAGACCTCAACGATGCGGCTGGAGCGGGTGACGGCAACGCATCGCGTGCAGCCGTAATTGCCATAGTAGGCGAGTTCGTAGTCCTGGGCGACATCGTGGGCCAGAACGACAACGCCGCCGCCATCGGGTCGCAGGAAGCGGGACTTCATTGGTGCGCCATCGGGAACCCGCTGCTGTGGCCGCAAGTTGGCACACAAGAAGCGGTCGATACGCAATCGGACTTCCAGATACTGCAGGGCGATGGAGGCCCGATCACCGACATCATCCCCGCTGCCGAGTGGACAGCCATCTTCCGCAGCCGCCAGCTATACCGCATGGACTACATCGGAGCGCCTGCAGTCTTCGCGTTTCGCAAGGCTGATGACCAGCGCGGAGCCACGGTACCCGGAACCGCTGTGGCGGTTGGCGGGTTGGTCTACTTCCTCGCCGAAGAAGGCTTCATGGTATTTAACGGTGCGCAAACCGCACCGATCGGCCACGAGAAGGTAGATTCAACCATCATGGACAGGATTGATTGGGTTCGTGCTGCGGCACGCTGCTCGGTGGTTCACGATCCCGACACACGCTCTATCGTGTGGGCTCTGCCTGTGGAAGGTGGCGAAAGCCTTATTCTCGGGTACCAGTACGAGCTTCAGAAGTTCTGGAATATCGAGAAGAGCGTTGACCGAATCATCACCTACCTCCCTGCCAACGACAGCCTCGATGAAGATCCCTACGCCGACTGGGACATGGACGACACGGCCGAACTCGGCAACACCAATATGGACACAATCGGTGCGGGTGCCGCGAACCGAGAGATCCTCGCCGCCTTCGTTGCGGGCTCTCACCAGCTCTCAGCATTTGGATCCGATAATTTCATCTCTGGCGTGATAGAGGCGGGAGACTTCGAGATTGCAGACGGGAAGCGCGGAATCTTGCAGTGGGTCAGACCGGTATTCAAGGGGGATGGGGATATATTTCTCAGGTTGAATGCTTCGTTTGATCCAAAAACAGACACCAGAATCTACGGTTATCGGAATCCGAAGGCAGCCTCGATCAACAGTGCCGGCGTCATCCCTTACCGCGTGGGCGGGCGCTACATGCGTGCGCAGTTCACAACGTCTGGCAAGATCAACCAGTTTCAGGGGTTCGATTTCAAGGCGTTTCCCGCAGGAGATAGGTAGTGGCGACTGAGAAAATTGGCGCAATCAAGCCGCCTGGTTTCAACGAGAATGATGCAGAGCATCGACGACAGATAGTTGACTACGCGGGCGCTATAGGCGATTTCATAAACCTTGGCCGCTCGTTCGCAGATATATATGCCTCTGACGTAGAGGCAGAGCACACGATCGCTGATACAGGCCAAGAGAACCGTGTCCAGATCGTCTCCTTCAACGCGAACGGAGAGTCTCGTGAAGCCGCCCCGGATTACACGAACGACCACATCACCGTCACGAGGGCCGGGATATATCTCGTGAACGTCTCCATGACGCTTGAGAGCGTAGCCGGGGCAGCTGCGGAGTTCGGCTATGCGGTCTACAAGAATGACGGCGCGACGGAGGTCATGGGCCTTCACGGGCACCGGGACCTCGCGGCAGGAGGAGGGCAGCACGGTTCGGTGGCCTTGAGCGGAATCGCAGACCTAGCCGTAGACGACACGGTCGAGGTCTGGATCTGGAACGAGACCAACACGCAGAACATCAAGATCGGCGACATCAATCTTTCGATCGTAGAGGTGGGATAGAACGGATGAGCAAGGGCGCAACGGTCAGGAAGCTTCACCCGCTGCAGGAGCGCGATGTGCGCTTCTTCGAGCTGACGGCTGACGAAGCCATGGAGCACTGGGGAAAGCTCGCGCCTTACTTGGAGATGAGCTTCAAGTACTCGGCGGGCCGGATGAACATTCAGGCCGTGAAAGACAACGTCGAGCAGGGCATGTCGATCGTGATGGTTGCCTACGATTACGCGAATAAGGAAGTCTTCGCAGTGCTTGCTGCGGAAGGCATCTGCTATCCCGAGCGCAAGGTATTCAGCGTGGGGCTGTGCGGCGGGAAGGATATCGATGTGTGGGCTCCCACGGTATGGGCAGGGTTGGTGCGCATTGCTATTGAACATGGTTGCAACCAGATCGAGGTGGTGGGCCGGCGTGGATGGAAGAAATTCATTCCGGGGGTTGAGGAGATCGCGACATGGTACGCGATGGATCTCGATATCCCTGAGGAGGGTGCGTAATGGGAGCAGCATTCGGCGGAAGACAAGAATCTCAGACTCGCACGAAGATCAATAAAGATCTCCGTAGGGCGGGCGAGTTCACGCTCGACGAGGCGCGCAACCTCTACGACAACCAACAGCCGCTGCCGTCTACCTACACGCCGATGTCCGGGCAGCGCCAGGGCGCGTTGGATTCGATCATGGGTACGGCGGAAGAGGGCGCGGTGAATCGAACTGGCCAACGCGGCTGGAACGATGTGATGAGCGGGAAATATCTCGACCCGTCGAGCAATCCCTGGCTCGAAGATGTAGTGAACCGCTCGGTCTCAGCCTCGCAGGGTTCGCAGGTATCGCAGTACGCGGGTGCGGGCAGGTTCGGTGGCGGCGCGATGGCCAATGCGGTGCAGGACGCGGGCCAGTCGACGGCATCGAGAATCTACGGACAGAACTACATGAACGAGCGAAACAACATGATGACTGCGCTGGGTATGACTGGCAATTTCCAGGAGCTGCAATACGCGGATGCGCGCATCCAGGGACAGGTTGGTCTCCAGTACGAGCAGGAAGATGCGGAGCGGAAGCAGGAAGAGATGCGGCAGTACATGAATCCCTATATGCAACTGCAGCAGCTGCAGGGCTTCATGACCAGCAACCCGCTGATGGGTGAGTCGATCACGGACAGTGTGCAGAAGCAGCCCTTCCAGTGGGGTCAGGCACTCATGGGCGGCATTGGCGGACTGCTCAACCCGATGAAGGGCATGATGGGAGGTGAGTAATGGCTGACCTACGAAATCTCGTACCGGGCGCGCAGCCGCCCTCTCCGATGGGGCCTCCCGTGACTGACCCCGGCTTCGGGGCTTACGAAGGTGGCGCACCCGACCCCGTGGCGCTCGACATCCCGCCCACACCGGGTAGTAGCCGTGGTGGAGCTCTTGCCACTACACCCACTGGTGGCGGTGGTGGGCTCGCGGACTATATGCCGCAGCAGGGTAAGGGCGACTTCCGCGACTCGAAGGGTTGGGGAATCTTTGCAGGCGTAGTGAACGCCCTGGCCGGCGCGGGATACGCCGCAGGCGTGAGCGGCGCAATGCAGAATCCGTGGGCGGGGCCGCAAGCACTGGGCCAGATCAGGATGAACGGGATGCGGCAGGAGGCCCAGAAGATGTCCGCTGCGGCCCAGAAGAATGCGCAGGACCGGAAGATGGCGCTTCGGTCCTACATGGAGCAGAACCACGGCTCGATGAGTACGCCCGAGGAATGGCAGCTCGCGATTGCGGACCTCAACAAGTTCGGCGCAATCAAAGACGCCAAGAACATGACCGAGCAGTACGCGGTGCTCTTCCCCGAGACCAAGCCCAAGGTGCCCACGACACGCACGGTGTACGAGGGAGACGAGCGGGTGCAGCAAGAGTACAACGCCGAGAGCGGCGAGTGGTTCGAAGTGGGCCGCGGTACGGCGGCTTCTGGCACAACCGTGAACGTGAGCCCGGCGAAGAACTGGGAGAAGGAAAGCCAGCAGATGCAGTACCAGTCTCTGGTCGCCCAGGGCGTCGAGCAGGGCATGGCACGCGACGTCGTGAAGGGCGATGCCTTCGAGATTCCGATGCTCGGCAAGGAAGGCCGTGGCCGCTATGTGCGCGGCAAGGGCGAGTTCCGCAACAAGGTACTCGGTCTGGTGTCATTCCAGGAGACGGTCAGCCGGGTGGAAGCTGCGGCACAGCGCGTAGCAGACGAGCACGGCGAGACAGGCCGGGGTACTCAGTTTGTGGCGTGGCTGGACACGATGGCAACAGGAGCACCTACACCCGCGATCTCGAACTATCAGCAGATCAAGTCCTTGGCCGTGGCCGAGTTCATTAAGGCGATGTCGGGAGCGCAGGCCAGTGACAAGGAGCGTGCCTTCTTGACGCCCCTGTTCCCGAACCTCGCAGAGCTGGTCGGTGATGACGATCAGGTCTCCGAGACCGCAGAGAACAAGATCGCCGAGTGGCGAGCCAGGGCCATCGATTACGTGCTTTCGAATATGGATGCAAAGGAGCGGCCCGCTGCGCGGCAAGCCTACGAAGAGATCTACGGCAAGGCGGCGGCGGCGATGGTCGCGAGCGACAAGGATCTGCCGGGTGGCCCCGACGGCATCACGGAAGAAGAGATCGAGGCCGAGCTGGCCGTGATGCAAGAGGAGGAGGCCAATGCCCTCTAGCCGCGCAGCTGCGATAGCGCGAATCAAGCGCAAGCGAGCGATTGCACGCATCGAGGAGAAGCGCGCTGCCGCTGCCGATCCCGAGCCCGAGACGCCCGGTATGGCACGCTCGGCGATTCAGGGCGCGGCTATCGTCGCACCCGGTGCTGCGGGCACCCTGCTCGACCTCGGGGCTCGCGGGCTCAGCCAGCCGATGGAGCCGCCCTGGGGTGGCGGGATGGGTCTGCCGGAAGGAGTGGCTGACCCGCCTCCGCTGGAACTCGGTGCGGCCGAGCATTTCGAGAAGCCGGGCCGCTACGTGATGAAGGCCGCAACGGGTGAGGAGTACATGAAACCCGTGACGGCAGGTGAGCGATTCGCGGAGCGTGCTGGGACCAACGTCGCCTTCGCAGCTCCCTTCATGCCGGCGATGGGCGTGATGGCCCCGCTGGTGGGCTCGATCACGGGTGCTGCAGCCGGGCAGGCCGCAGAGGAGGCTGGGCTCGGGCCGATGTGGCAAGCAGGCGCTGAGATGGTCGCTGACCCGATTGGCTCGGTGGGTGGGGCCAAGCTCGCCGGGAAGGCCGCGCATGTGGCCCGCACAGGCAAGCTGGCGGGCGAGTACTCGCCGGGGCAGGCTGGCCGTGCGCTCGACAAGCTCAACGAGGTACCCGAGCTGCGAGCTGCCATCGAGAGTCCCGCAGGAGCCGATGAGGCGCTTGATGCGACCCGAGAGGGGTACCGGCTCCAGAAGGCCCACGAAAGGGCCGCATGGCGCGAATCCGAGGCCACACGGCAGACGCTACGCGAGACCCACCCCGGAACCACCACGCCGGGGCAGGAGATCTTCGATGTTGCAGCCGACATCGAGCAGAAGGTGGGACCGCGGCGCATGCCACCTTCCGCCCAGGACGTCCTGAATGACCCTGAGCGATACGCGAAGATGACCCCGGACGATCTGCAGCAATTGCGGCGCGATGCGCTCTCAGACGTACGTGACGCCTCCACGCTTGGCGGCACAGCTGAGCACGGGCTGGCCAGCGGGTTCTTGGGGCCGATTGACGATGCGTGGGAGGCTCTCTCGAAGCAGAGCCCCGAGGCCGCGGACGCTTGGCGGTCATGGCGCAACGCAGTCGAGGAGTCTGGGATCAAGCACGAATACGCGCCCAAGCGCGGCCCCGGCTCGGTGGTGCTCAAGAAGGGCGTCGGGAAAGACGCGAACGAGAGCGCACAGGCGTTCTTCGATTCGGTGCTCTCCTCGGCCCAGCCGGTCAAGACGATGGAGAAGGTGCTCGGGCTGGCCGATCTCGCAGGTGGTCCCAACCTTCGGGAGGCCTTCAAGCGGATCGCACTGGACCGCGCGATTCAGCGCAGCGCTGGGGTGGCTGGCACAGACATCGCTGGGACCGCAGGACAGGCAGCCAAGAAGGCCGTAGGCAAGGAGGCCGAGGCCCTCTCGATGCTCTTCGGCTCTGACCGCGCACTCGATCAGGTCGAGATGATCACACGCGAAGGCGCGGAAGGTGCAGCCAGGGCCAAGTCGCTTTCGTCCGGCAGGGCGCGGCATGGTGCATCGCTTGGGGCAGGAGCGCTCTCGGTCCCCGGCGCGATGGCGTCAACTCATCCGGCTGGAATGTTGGCACCGTTGGGCGTTGGTGCTCTGGTAGAGGGCATCGGAGTCACCTACGCGAAGATCGTTTCGCGGTACGGGAGACACGTTGGCGACCAGCTCGCAAATGCTGCGCTCACTGACAAGAGTCTGATTCCACAGCTTGAAATGCTCACATACGCGAGTCCCAGTGCAAGCCAGGCGATCATGAAGAGCTTGGCGCGGCGTGGCATAATTACATTCGGTGGCCTAGCGGCTTCCGCGGATGACTCCGAAGGAGAACGAGGCAATGACAACCTACAACCTGAGTGAGTGGTCCCAAGAGGCCAGCAACAACAACGCTGCTTCTCCTGCTGGCGCTCCCGAAGGGTGGACGGGGAAGGAAGTCAACAACACGATCCGCGAGAACATGGCGGTCATCCGTGAGTGGTACGACGACCCCGAGTGGCTGAGCCTCTTGCCTGACATGAACCCTCGTAGTGCGAAAACGGTTACGAAGGTCTCTGACTCCGTCTTTCGTATCAACACCATCGATCAGGATCAGGTTGAGTACTTCAACGAGGGACGCCGCGTGGTGATGCTCGGCGGCGAAGGTGCAGAACAGTCCTTTATCGTCGGGGCTACAGCGGGGGGCGGTAATATCGATGTCACGATTCTTGGCACCAACGTCCCAACAAGCATTTCCGAGAATGGGATCCTGCTCTATTTCGCGAGGTCTCTCGACCCGAGTGCCTTCTCGGCAGCTATCGGGGTTGGCGATCTCAGGATGACCTCTGGCCCGGTGAGGCAAGCCGCGATCGATGGCTGGGTTGCATGCGATGGCGCTGAGCATCTCGTGACCACTTACCCGGTGCTGGCGGATCTTTACGGCTCCACAGGGTTCGGCAATGGAGCCTACGATACTCACCCCACGATGGGCGTTCCTGCGGACACCTACTTTCGCGTGCCCGACATGCGCGGTCGAGTTCCGATTGGGTACTGGGATGCACTCGACTCGGACGCCGAGCCCGATGACTACGACAACTACCCCGATGCAGGCGGCTCCGATCCCGACTCGACCTACTACGGCGAGAAGGAACACACTCTCACAGAGGCCGAGACCCCCGCGCATGATCACGGCGGCGACACGGGCGCTGACGGGGTTCACGACCACGATCTCAACATGAACTCAAGCGGCGGGCAGCTGGATAGCATCGGAAAGGGTGACAACACCACTCCAGATGTAGATGCGACTGGGATAGCTGACGCTCCTACCCACACACACACCATTGCATCCTTTGGTTCTGGAGACGCACACGAAAACAGACAGCTCTCAACGGTCATGGGTTACCTCGTTTACACAGGAGTGTTCTAATGAGAAAGGTACTGCTGTTCCTCGCTTTGATACTCCTGCTGCCTGGAATCTCGAGCGGCCAGCCGTGGAGCAACACAAACACCGTCGAGAATCTTCAAACGCTTAACACGGTCACGTTCAGCTACGGGTTCTCTGTTGTCGGCGACGGGCCTCCGCTGCACCAAGACATGACTGCATGTATCCCTGGAACAGAAGTCTATATGGGCGGCAGCAACTCTGTAGTCTCGCTTTACGATTGCCCGGCAGTCGATAGCGACCGATCAAGTTGTACCCGTATTCTCGATATGACTATCCATGACCAACAGCCGCAGCCAGTGATCTTCACGCGTGGGTACGCGATGGTGCGAACCGTGGACGCTGGCGCTGGTGGCGGTACGGTCTTCTTGGTGTGCCCAAACATTCCGAATATGAGATGGGACGACACCAGCGACGAGTGGGGAGTTGAGTACGGGAGCGGTGGGCATGTCATCCAAGACGACGGCTCCAACCTGCCTGACCAGCGCACGCTGAACGTGGCGGGCACGGGCGTCGAGTGTCTCGATGACCCCGGAAGCAGCAGGACGACTTGCACCATCCCGGGCGTTGCTGGCGGCTCGCTGCCCACGGGTGGCGAGGTGGGCGAGACGATCGTGAACAGCGCGCCCAACACGGGTGACTGGAACGAGTACCAGAAGTTCGTGGCAAGCGGTGGCCGGTTCGCTGGACGCGTCTGCGTAGGTGATGTGGAAGAGGGCGATGCCCTTGCCTGCATGGCATGGGATGTGACGGCGGCGTGCGCATTCCAGGACCTCGATGACGACGGCACCAAGGACGCGGGCGAGCTTTGTATCGCCGATATCGATCAGGCCGATCTGACTGCACACGATGCAGCCTCGGATGCTCACCCGGCAATAGCGATTGACTTGGACTCGTCGCAGTCCGTGGAGGACAGCTCGGCAGCCAGCAAGTGCGCTCGGTTCGATGCCGGCGGGATACTGGTCGCGGCTACGGGTGACTGCGGGGATGGTACTCCCGGCAACGCCGACCCGGCTGCGTCTGCTGAGGTGCTTGATAATGATGGCACGGAAGGCGCGGAAGACCCTTACGTCCGTCAGGCCAATGGCAACATTTACTTTGACCCAGACCACGATGGCACTCCTACTGCGCGGATGATCAACGAGGCGCTGAAGCTTGACGGAAGAATCTGTGTCGGGGATCGCGTGACTGGTCCCGCCTGCGTGGCGTGGGATGTGACGGCAGCGTGTGCATTTCAAGACCTCGACGATGATGGCACCAAGGATGCCGGAGAGCTTTGCATCGCTGACATCGAGTTGGCAGACCTGACTGCGCACGTTGTAGAGGCTGGTGTGAATGCCGCGCACTCGGCGCTGCATATCGATCTCGCCAGTTCACCAGAGATCAAGAACACTACGGTTGCGTCAAAGTGCGCTCGATTCGATGCTTCCGGCGTACTGATCGCGGCTACAGGCGACTGCGCTGCGGGCGACACTGGTGGTGAAGGCAACGCGCCGGGTGGCGCAGGCTCTGAGCTTCAGTACCGGCAGGATGAAACGACGTTCGGTGCCGTGGCAAACTCGTCGGTGTCAGGAGAAAACGTCACGCTTGGCCCAGACTCTGAGTTTACCGCGGGCTCTCTTGAAGCAACATGTGATCCGGGTAGCGCATTGGAATGCGTGCTTGAACTCAAAAACCAGGGGGCGAGTGATACCGTCACCAATGCAGGGACGGGGCGGCTCAAGCTATTCACCAAGGGCGATGGGATTCTCTACAGCAAGGGAGACTCTACACAGCTTGAGCGCGATCTGACAACGCAGTACGACGAGTGCAACATCATGTGGGAGTTCGGAGCGGTTGATGACAATATTATGTGCGGAAAGGCCAACTCCGAGTACGTGATTTACGAATTCAAATGCCTTGCAACCGGGGACACATCTCCTAACAATCAAAGATTTGAGGTGGTCAAGTACAGTACGACTGGCACCGATAGGGCGTGGACCAATCTGTATGCCAACCTGTCTGCGAGGAACGTCAATTACGGCACTGGTACTTGCAATGCGAATTGCACAGTCGCTGAAGATGAGTGGTTCGGGATAGAGATAGTCAGCCAAGTTCTGTCTGGTCAATTTATTCACTGTCAGGTTTCGTACACGAAATGAGTATTTGTCGCGTACTACTGATCGCGCTTTTTGCCTACTTCAACCTCGGCGTGCTCGTTGTATGGGACCAGGGGCCTACACCAACCGCAACTCCCTCGGCAACGCCGACCGCTACGCCGACCGCGCTACCTGCATTCATGGCAGACCCCGACATCGAGGGCTGTTGGATATTGAGCGGCGCTGACGAAACAAGTGCCGAGAGAGATGTGTGCGGAGTTACAAATGGGGTGGCCAACAATGCCGTGTGGGCATCGGGAACATGGTCTAGCGGCACAGACCCTGGTGGCGGAAGCAACGCTACTGACTTCGATGGCAGCATGAGGTTCGATATCGTCTCGGACGCGAGATATGGCGTAACGGAAAACACCTTGGGTTGCTGGGTGAGGATGGAAGCAGATCAGGTTTCTACGATAATAGATGACGACACCAATACAATCGCCCTGCGGACGTACTCGGCTGGCTACCGTCCTGAGTATTGGTTCAAGAGTACTGTTGAGAGAACGGCGACTGATACGATGGCGCAGTACACCTGGGCGCATGTAGTCGGTCGTCACAAAGCAGACGCAACGGGCTGCACCGCAGAGGATATTCCTTGGGCGTGCTGCACTGGCTCAGAGACAGGTTGCGCTACAAAAAACGAAATCTTTGTCAATGGAGTGGAGGACTGTAATGGTCCTTGTTCCACCAAAGATGACACTCTTTCTCAAAGCATAAACCTATTGGTGGGTGGACGCGGCTCATCAGGCTTCTTGGATGGCCAACTCTACGAGTGCTTCCACTTCAGCACTGCGATGACTGACCGCGAGATTTGTTCAATCTGCCGGTTTGGATTGAGCGGGCTGGCTTCTGACCGATCTGCGCAGTGTAATGCGTGTGAATACGCGGAGCCGACGCCGACCGCGACGCCGACGCCGACACCGACTGCCGGTCCGCCGACGTCTACACCAGTCTCGACAGCGACGGCCACGCCGACGAACGTCCCGCCGACGCCTACCTCTACACCTACGGCTACGCCGGCCGCAGATCCTAATGTCTTGCTGGCGCTGGAAACCTTCGAGACAGGCCAAACGGTTTGCAAGCACGCTGATCATCCGAATATTAGCCACGACGTCCAAAATCCTGATTGCGCCTGGACTGGGATGGAAGAAAGCGGCGGCACCTATGCAGCCGAAATAGACGATGATGGACAAAACCAGATCATACAATTCAAGAGCATATGGAACGCATCCAATTCTGTTGTGTGCGACATGCTATTCGAGATCGAGGCCGATTCTGATTCAGGTGTGAATGCGATATTTTTCCAGATGTATTCTGAGCTTGGCTCTGCTGGGTCGACGCTAAAGGTAGACGGTGATGGAACCGAAGGTGATGGAAAGATATGGCTGCGGTCGGACAGCAATACGGCCGATACTTCCGAAGAAGACATTACCCCGATGGTCGGAACGACCTTCCAGCTCAGGATCGCTCACGGGGCGACCGAAGCGGCCTGCATTGCGCTGAGAGCCATTGACGACAGTATCCTTGACGCTGGGAGCAATGGAGATTGCAACGCGATCTGGTACAACGCGGTCGGGGAAGACTGGGACAAGACTGACGGTTACCATTTTGACAACGCAGATGGGACCGCGCCAGATCCGGCTGGTGCTATTACTGGATTCGATTGGGGAAGTAATGGAGGCGGGAATCTCACATACCGCCATTCGTTCGACAATATATCCTGTTGCGCCCTCTTCCCTGCTGATCCAGCTACGAGGTGTGATGCTCCATGAGACATCTTGCTCTTGCTCTACTGCTATTGCTGCCCTCTGTCGCCCTCGCGGTAGAGGAGCTATGCGACACTCTCGGTGACAACTGTGTTTGCAGTACGCAAATGCAGGGAGTCTGGCAAGATGTCGGCAACTGCGTGTCGGCTGGAAATCCGTATGCGTGTTGCACGGATGAAGACGAGGGCGAAGATTGCGATGTATTTGCGGATTCTTCCGGCAAGACCTGCGAGAGCATGGCTTCCCTGGATGGCTCCCCGACGAACTTCATGTTTGGCAACGACCACATCATAACGAACCCCGCCCCGATAGACATGCCAGCAGGGCACACTGTCACCGGAGTGTTCAATATGGGGTACGATGAGTTCGGCAATGGAACTACGTGGATACACAGCAAAGGCACTGTCTCTTCCGGCACTAAGCGCATGTGCCAGCGTTACTATTTCCAGGTGACGAAAGAGTGGACAGGCGCATCGCAGGGTGGTCAATGCGATGAACATCGCGTGAAAATATATCAGTGGGATTTTGGTGGCAGTCTCGGTATGCAAATCTCAACAAAGTTTCAAAACAGTTGTCACGCCTCTGAATATCTCAGGAATGGAGAATGGAGCGAGGGTGGGCCTAGTGGTCAAAACATGGATCCATTGCAATGGATCCAGGCTGCTCACCACCATGCCGGTACCACCTGCGCGCTATTGCCCAAAATGACCTTCGAGGAGTGCATGGTCGATGTGGGGTGGTGCCGTATGGAGGCATGCGTCAGTGCGGAATCCGGCACTCTAAGCGGCTCTGGATCGCATTTTTTGCATACCCGCGTAACCGCACTTCACGGAGCGGGGGAGGGCGATGATGTCGTTGCCGAATGGCTCAATCATGGCACGTACAAAACTGGCGACTGTGGCGGCGGTGGCGCAGAGCCTCACGGAGGTGGTCTCAGCCGGATATCTCTCGATCTTTTCCACGGAGATGAAGAAACTATAAACGAAACCGTGCGGGGTAGCCGTCGAATCAGCCACATGATGCAAGCTGAATGGGCTGACAATCTAGGCCAGTGGATCGGACCCGCAGAAGAAATCGAAGGTGAGCCCGGTCCGACGCCGACCGCTGGCCCGACGCCTACGGCTACGGCTACGCCGACGGCTACTCCGACATGGCCGCCAGGGTACACGCCGACTGCAACGCCGACCGCAGCGCCCACGCCGACTGCCACCGCTACGCCAACACCGCTCCCGGGCGGAGTGCTTTTTTCCGAGAACTTTGAATACAACGACGCAAATTGCAGCAACACTGCCGGCTACCCGAAAGTCTCTAATGTAGATGGCTTCCCAGACTGCAATTACGGTGAGATGACCGGCGGCGGAAAATACTCTTTAAGGATCAATGACACCGTAGCGGCCGAGGGGATGGAGTTTGACAATGCGTGGCCAGTAACTGACTCCATCGTCTGCGATATGAATATCCAATTCGTGTCGGAACCTGACTCAGTGGATACTTTCAACATCATAGAAATGATAGGAGCGGGAGGAGCTGCTTCAGGACTCAAACTGCGATACGACACGGATCCCGGGTCCGATAACGCTGAGATTTATCTTCGCTCTGACGATAACTCGCAGAGTTCGCCTCGATTCCAGGGCATCACCGAGATACTCGGCGAGACACGCAGACTCCGATTCGCTTACGGGGCAACGGCCGAGACATGCGTTCTACTGAATCTTCCAGATACTGGAAATTTTGGTGACTGCGCGGCGGTGTGGCTCGGTACTGACTCGGAAGTTTGGAACGGTGGAAGCGTATGGCAGGACAACGTGGACGGTGGCCCTGATGCTGCTGGCAACATAGACGGCATCCGATTCTTCGCCCACTACGAGGATGGAGGAGAGAGTGCAGATTTCGCCATTGACGAAATTAGCTGCTGCAACGACTATCCTGACGACCCTACTCTGAAGTGTGCCGGCACGATACCGAAGGCATCTGGGTTCACGCTGTCGGGTGGGATCTTACGATGAGTACAGGGCTTCGAGTCGCGGCAAACTATCGGTCTGCAGACATCATGCTCTCGCGGAGTTCTGGGTGGGCGGGGAGGCTCATTCGATTTGGCACACAGGAAGCCGGCGAGGGCGAGTCGGTAGTGAGCCACGCCGGGCTCATGCTCGATGGCGATGGTTCGATCATTGAAGCGATATTCGCGGGCGTGCAGATACACGATCTCGAGCGGTGCTATGGAGGGCGTGAAGATCTCGTATCCATCTGGAGACCCAACAACATCAACGAGGAAGATCGCCAAGAGATCTGTGATCGAGCAACTCTCTACAACGGCGACACCTACGGGTACGGGAAGGTCGTTCTCCACGCACTCGATGGCATCCTCGGCAAGTTCGGGATCTACCCTCTCTTCAAGTGGATGGGCGGGCTCGATGACTTCCCGATCTGCTCGTATCTCGTGGCGCAGGCCTATGCCGATGTGGGGTTCGAGTTCGGGGTGTCGGCGAAGTTGGCGTCACCGGATGACATCTGGGATTTTGTAAACTGCAACCCCAGCAAGTACACCTGCATCAGAAAGCTCTCGAAGCTTGAACGGAGGAAGGGATGACGAAAGCATGCATAGTGGTGGTAAGCCTGATCGCGTTGGGCTGCGCCGATCCGGCCTCCACGGTGGACTGCACGATTCTCTCTGAAGACAGGAACGCGGATGAGATCGCGCTGGCGCTTGACGAGATCTACATGGAAACGGAAGAGGGGCGGGTCCTGCGCTACAAGCCACTGAGCGACCGGTACGAAATGCTGGAAGCGAAGTGCATTGAGGTACACGCGGCCTACTCGTATCCAGAGGAAACCGAGTAGCGAAACCAGGTGACGAAGATGGCAAACGGAAACAATGACTCGATCAAGTGGGCCTTGATTGCCGCGCTGCTTACGGGTGGCGGAACGAATGCGCTGCAGTACTTCGGCGTAACGGTTCCCGCCAAGCAAGAACGCGTCGAGCTTCGATACGAGCAGACGATGGCAAGCAGTACGATGGACTTCTTGCAAGAGGAACTCAAGGCGTGCAGCGTAGAGCTTCGTCAGTGCTGGCGGCTCTGCGGCGACCATCTACCGCCTACGGACTAGGGTCGCCAATCTTTCTGTACAGCTGCCACGCTTCCTTCGAGAGATCGCTGCCGTCTTTGAGCAACACCTGAATGTCGCCACGGTAGGGCGGGCCTCCGGGATTTTCGAGCCGCAGCTTTGCTCGTTCCAGATTAGAGATAGCCTCGATTGTGAGTCGCAGAACCTCTTCCGTTTTATTCATCGAATTTGACTCCTCGTGTTGGCGACCAGCACCACTCATTGACATCGCAGTACTTGCAGAAGCCGCAGTACTGGCTCTTCCCCAGCTCGGGCCGAGCGAGGCATGATTCCGCGTTCACAATGTCGAGCGCCTTCAGGCGCAGCTGTTCGTAACGCTTGTTGTCGAAGCGGACCTTCTCGACATGGAGCACGCTGAATTTCCACGTGCCCTCGCCGAGGTAAAATTGGTTTTTGTTCAGCACGACGAACACGCAGTGGTCAAGCTCGGCGAGCCCCATGTAGTAGGTCACCTGAGAGATGTACTTTGGATTCCAGGCTTGCACGCCAACGTCTTGGAGCTTCCGGTACTGGTTCGCGTTGGCACTCTTGATCTCAAGCAGGGCCTTCCGGCGCTGGAGCCCGTAGGTGATCTTTCCATCGAGCCGGCCCGAGACGCGTCCGTCGTGGTCTTCGACGCGCCACTGCTCACCCGTGTCGGGGTCGACGTCTTCGACTTCGTAGCCGGCCATCCTGAGCAGCCTGACGACGTAGTCTTCCACGGCGTTGCCGTAGTCGAAGATGTGCAAGAGGGTGGTCTCGGGTGGGCTTGGCTCGCCTGTGGCTTGGAGCCCGTACCAGACCTTGCGCTGGCAGCCGCCCACCTGCGACAACGGGAGCCGGGAGGGAGTCCCTGCCCGGTCCCGCTGCCGCTTCACCCACGCTTCAGATAGGGCGTCCTCGATGCTCTCGACCACGAAAGGCATCGGGTCCCGAAGCGTGGGGAGTTCGGCCATTAGAAGGGAACGTCGCCCGTGGCCGGCGGGGGCGCAACCCCTGCGCCAGAACCTTCGCCGGCTGTGGCACCGGTTCCGCCGATGGCCTTGTAGCCGCGGATCTCGTTCTCGAAGCCGTCCGAGTCGGCGAACTGCTGCCGATGCTCTTTGGCCTTCTTCCGCACCACCGACACCAGCATCGGCACATCGTGAAGCTCCTCGCTGTTGCCGATCTTGTCAGGCGTGGCGTGACCCACGGCCTGCGCGATCTCCTTGAGCGCGGCCTTCGCGATCTGCACCGCGGTGTCGTTGGGGTGGTCGAGATTGAGGTTCTCGAAGAGAACCCGCTTCCCGATCTGCTCATCGAGGCACTGGATCTTCAGCTTCAGGTAGCTCCCAGTGCCCTTGCTGTTCGGCAGGTAATCCGAGTCCACGATCACCATGGGGTAGACCCCGGTGGGGATCGCCTTGAACTCGCTGCTGGCTTCGACGTTGCTCAGGTCCTGATTGATTTCGGGCATGATTACGCAACCTCCTTCACTTCTGTTGTGCCACTGATTGATTGAACAATGGCCGCTCGCAACGGTGCGAACGGATTGACCTTCGGGATATCCATGGGGCTCGGAAGGTCGTAGCGGTTCTTCGCCTCACCTGATCCACCCGGATCGAGCGTGATGAATCGCGCACCCCCTATCGACACTGCTGTGGTCACCTTCTTGCTGCTGCCCTCGTTCTTCTTGTCGATGGTGGCGCGACGGATATCCAGCAGGCCAACGATATCGGCCCACTCGACAATCAGCGCCATCGCTCGCTTGTGGAGCTTCGGCACAGTCATGTCGTACGGCCCGAGAACCGGGTCGCTGATGGTCTTGACTTCCGAATGCGCGAGCAGGCATACCGTCATGCCTTTGCGTCGCAGGAGGTCGAGCCCCTTGAGGAGCTTGATCCAGTACTGATCAGCAAACACGTAGCCTTTTCCGAACCCGAAGCCCTCGACATGCGTGTGTGTCTGCTTGCCGCTGTCTTCTTCGCACACATGTTGCCATACCATCGGCTCGATCTTGTCGATCGTATCGATGACGAGGCTCTTGTACTTGTGGTCTTCGGTGATGAGATCGCGGACCATCCCGATCACATCGTTGTACGTTTCCGGCTTCCCGAACTCGGGCACCGAGATGGTGCCGAGTCCCTCCTCCGCGGTGATGAAGATCGGGGCGAGCAGGTCAGCAGACAATGTGGTCTTGCCGACTCCTCCCTTCCCGTGGATCAATATCCGCGGCGGCAACACCGGGTGGTCTTCTGTCACATTTTCAAGATAACTAGCCATCGTTCTCCTCCTGGTTTTTGGTTGACTCACTTTCACTTACATCTCTTAGTGCGCGCCCAAGCAGGCTGATCGTTTCGCCGCAAAGCAGGGTGCCGAGGGCGACCCACATGTATGGCATCTCTGGGTCACCTGTTCGTTCACGCACAAACAAATACCGACCATCAGTCTTCAAGCACTCCAGCGCCTCGCGCAGCTTGGCGATCTCGTCCCTGCCAGCCGCGAACGCCATCTCGTGCGCTTGCTCGCGCAAGAACCCTCTACGCAACCCCTTCCGCGCCTCCTCCAACTCGTCGGCGAGCTGGATGGCGTCTAGGACTACCTGAATAGTCGAGGCCTTGGGTGATAAATCGAGGCATAGCGTGATACGCTTCCGAATCGCTTCGAGATCAATCGGCATCGCTCTCTCCTCGGTTTCGGATGGCGGCGGCGAAGTAATCACCGTTCACCATCCCGCCGCTCTCGCATCTCTCCGCACACCGCTCGGTCTCGGCCTCGACGGCGGCGCGGATACGGTCAAGAGCCGCCTCGATGTAGAGATTGACTTCGGCAACGCACGCATCGCGGATCTCGCGACTGAGTAGCTCGCAATACGAGCAGAGCCCTTCCCGCGTGTCGTGGAACGGCGAGTCGCAGTGCTTTCGCGCCCTCTCTTCCGGCGTCGGGTCAGTCATTGCTCTCTCCTCGGGCTCGGATGGCGGCGGCAGAACAAAAGAACTCCAGCTTTCCATCGTCAAGTACGTGCTTCCAGTACCCAGCAACGTGGACCGCTGGTCCATGCCTTTTACACATCGTGCAAATCGCGGCACAGCACGCCTCCCGCTCGGCCTCGACGGCGGCGCGGATCTCGGCAGCAATCCCGTCGGCTCCGGTCATGCAGCGGAGAACGTAATCGGCCCTCTCTTCCGGCGTCGGCTCGCTCATGGCCTCCTCCTCTATGCACCCCGCCCGGCGGTGCAGTCGTTGACGCCGTTCGGTTTCGGTTAGAGTTTTCGTTCGTTCAAAATTCTCGAAACGTGTTTGAGATTTTCCTGACGAGGTCCCATTCCTATTCACAGTCCGCTCCTTTTCCACAGCTCTCGAAAGGCGTTTTCAATTTGGCTCGGGACGCATGAGTTCCCGAGCACTCGGAGCATGTCGACTCGGTCACGCACCAAAGCGCAGGTAGGTTCATGAGACTCGCGACGAAACGCGGGTCCAAAACCATGTCGCCCGGTCCACTCTCGCCATCCCTCGGCATCGTGGGGTGGCGGTGGGTAACCTGCTCGTCGAGCTGCCCCCGCCTCTGACCCGGCTTCGTTGAGCCCTTCCAGTCGTTCGCCCCCGGCGTGGCCCACGGTCGCACCGCTGCATCCGTCAGGCTCACCCCGTCGTTCGCGTTGTTCGTCTCGACCGACCTCTGGCCGCTCCCCTTCGCATCGCCTGCGGTAGGTGTCGGCCAGTGCCGCGCCCACGTTTCGAGGCTCGGACGCACGGGACCATCGAGGTGCCGACCGCCCTGGTTCGTCCCGTACTGTGTCGCTGCTGGCGTCGGGTACTGCCCACGCGAATACGAAGACCCTCTCCCTGAGATGGGGTGCGCCTGTCTCTTGCGCGCTATACAAACCCCACTCCGCATCGAGCCCGCATGCGGCCAAGTCCCCGAGAACCTCTCCGAACGCCGCTCCGCTATTAACGCCAAGGAGGCCTGCGACATTCTCCAGCAGCACGTAGCGCGGTCCCACATCGCGAATGACCCGAGCAATGAGAGGCCAGATCCACCGCTCGTCGCCAGTGCCCAGTCCCCTGCCGGCAACGGAAGCGGGCTGGCACGGGAATCCCGCAGTGATGATATCCACACACCCGCGCCATGCTGCGCCATCAAAGGTTGTGAGACAGTCCCAGATAGGAGCCGGATCCAAGGCCTTGCTTTCCATGCGCGCCACGATGACGGAACTCGCAAAGGCGTCCCGTTCGACGTAACCCACAGTTCTGTAGGCCCGGCCCATGGCAAGCTTGAGTCCCACATCACTCGCGCCAATCCCGGCGCAAAGAGCCAACCCATTCATCGATCCCTCCGCGGTTGACAGATACCGACGACGGTCCAGTCTTCGAGCGTGCCGTCGGGGTACTTGATTTGAATGATCTTGGAGATCTCGGCATGCTCGGGTCTCACGTACAACTCGAAGCGATCCGGGCTGCCGTAGATATCCGCCACTATTGTTGTGACGAGCACCTTGACTCGGTCGTTCGGTTTGGATTCTCTCGACGCGCTCACTCCCACCTCCTATGATCATGCACGATTGAGTTACGCAAGCCGCGCCGCAAAAACCAGGCTGTGAACCATCGACGGAGCAACACGCCGTGGACAACGCCCACGACGTAGGTACATGACAGCCAGACCCAGTCACCCATCGTCGCTGACCTCCTCCATCTTGCACACGGTTTCGAGAAACCCGCACCACACCGAGTCGTCACCGACTTCTACGTGGAGCGGGATGTTGCGCTCGCCGCCCTCGACGGCGTCTGCAAGCTCTCGCAGCAGCGCAGAGATGACGCCGGGGAAGTCCTCCTTCGCCCGCGCTTTCTCGATGCTGATCCAGACTGCTACCTCTTT